ACGAAATGCTTCATTCCGTTTGGAACATCTGTGATTATAAAGAAAGCATCGCTATCTGTTAGATAATGATTAACTCTGTAGCCCTCTGGGATAGACCCGTTGGTCTTGATAGCGTTAATGTCATTATCAGCAGTACCTACCCTTAAATCTGTTTGTAGCAATCTAGTTGCTGTAAACATCAATGCAGGTGGAACGATGAGCTTCCTTGGTTTTGCTGCAATCAATAGACCTCTTTCATCTACAAACGCTGCAATGTCAATCACTGCCTGCTCTAAAGATGTTTCGTTAAGGTCTGCTGCTGTTGATGGTTGGTTCCTGTTGTTACCACCTGCCACAGTACCGTGGGAGGCACTAAATAGAAATGCTCCATCTCCAGAAGTGAATGTATCAAAACCAGTGTTTAGAAGTGACGCTGCTTTTGTTTGCTTGGTATAAGCCATAGCTCTAGCAAGTGC